ATGGGAGCTCAGATAACTAATGGTACTTCTTTAGTTAGTTATAATATAGAAAAAGATTTTAAAGATTTATCTAATACGTTATCTCTTCTTAAAGGGATGTGTATAAATAATTTGTCTTTAGAAGTTCCGGCAGATGGAATAATAAAAGGGGTGTTTGATTTTATGGGTTCTGCTGAAGAATCATTAACATCTTCTGGTGGTTCTGGTTATAATGCAGTTACAACAACGGACGTAATGACGGGTGCTAATCATGTTACTGATTTTCTTGAAAATCTTGATGATTTGTCTATTCTTAGTTTTTCATTATCTTTGAATAATAATTTACGGACAAGACTTCAAGTTGGTAATCTTGGTGTAGCAAGTATGGGTGTAGGTTCTGTAGAAATAACAGGTAATATAACTTTACACATGGCAAATTCTACTTTATTTGATAAGTATTTAAATCAAGATACAACTTCTATTGTTTTTGCAGCAATAGATACAGAAGGTAATGGTTATCTTATTGAACTACCCTCTGTTAAATTAATAAATGGAACGAGATCTGCTGGCGGAATTAATACCGATGTTATTGGGGAGTTTGAATTTAGAGCTTATATGGATGCTACAGAATTGATTTCTATTCGTATTGTGAGATTTCCTGTAATGAATAATTTTTACGGATATATAACGGCAACAAGTTCAGTTACTGGATCTTTAACTGTTTAAAATAAATAATATTAATAAATAACGAGAGGATTAAAATGGCGGATATAAATAGAATTAAAACAGATTTACAAAAAGAAATAAATGGCGTTTGGAAGGAATTTGAATGTGGTATAAAATTATTAATTGCCCGTGCAAGAAATCCTAAATATCAAGAATTACTTAGAAATTTAACTGAAAATAAATTAGTAGAAATACGCGAAGATAAATTAGATACTAAAGATTTTGCTGAAATAATGATACAGGTTCGTGCAAAAACCATTTTGTTGGACTGGGAAAATATAGAAGAAAATGGTGTTACTGTCCCTTATAGTGTAGAAAAAGCAATAGAATATTTTAGTAATGAAGAATTGAAAGATTTCTATACTTTTGTAGTTGCTGTTTCTGAAAATAGTGATCAATATAAGAAAGATTTGATTAAGGAATCGGAAAAAAACTTATAAATTTCCTGCTTTTTAAACTTGAATGGGGAAAGTGGGAATCAAAGTTGAAAGCTGTGGGTAAGATTAAAGATCCACCAAAATTATTTGACGATTTGATTTATATCTGGGAAGGTTTTTTAGCTTTATCTTCTTCAAGGGTTAATTTTTGTTCAATAAGTTTTAGTGAAATAGAATCTTGGTTGAATTTAAATTCAATTTTTAATAGAGAGCGAAGACAGGAAGTTACTCATTTAATTCGTATTATGGATGAACAATATTTAGAATATTTTAGAGAAAAATATGCCAAATCTTGATGTTGCTATAAATGCTTTACGTGCTAAGCACGGAGCTAAAGAATTTGATAGTGCCGCTGCAAGAATTAAGCGGAATGCGAAAAAGATAGATAATAGTGTTGATAAAAATACAAAATCTTTTAATAATTTAGGAGGTGAATTAAAAAGAACTGCCGTAGGTTTGGTGAGTTTAGCAGCAGCTTATAAAGGATTAAGATTTGCTCAAAGTGCAGTGAAAGAAATGGCTGTGTTTGAAATGGAGCTTGCTAATGTTTCAACAATGTTAGATAATCAAACAATGTCTTATCTTCCAGGTTATGAAAAACAACTTTCAAATTTAGCTAAAAGTTATGGACAATCAACTGGGACACTTTCTAAGGGTTTATATGATATTTTATCAGCGAGTATTTCTGCATCAGATGCTATTGAAGTTCTTGAGGTTGCATCTAAAGCGGCAATAGGAGGATTAACTGATACAGGAACAGCGGCAGATGCTTTAACTACGATTATAAATGCTTATGGTATGGAAGCTGAAGATGCTACGAGAGTTAGTGACATTTTATTTGCAACTGTAAAACGTGGTAAAATTACTTTTGGTGAATTAGCTGGTTCAATTGGTAAAGTAATAGCTTTGGCTGCTTCTGCTGGATTATCTTTTGAACAAGCTTCTGCTGCAATAGCTACTATGACTCGTGCTGGTATTAGTGCTGATATTGCGATGACAGCATTAAAAGGGATTGTTACTACATTTTTAAGTCCACAAAAAGAAAACATTGAAGTAGCTAAAAAGTTTAAATTAGTATTAAATGCTAATACTCTTGAAACAGAGGGATTAACTGGAGCTTTAGGAAGATTAAAAACTGCTTCAACTGAAGAAACTGCTGCGATTTTTAGTAATGTTCGTGCTTTATTAGGTGTTGCTGCAACTCGGAAAAGTTTAAATGCTTTAATTGAAGATTATGAAGGTATTCTAAATTCTTCTGGGATGGCAGAAATAGCTTATCATAAAATAGCTCGCACTACTGCACATGAATTAGCAAAGAATCATGAATTATGGCTGAGTATAAAACGTGATTTAGGAAAAGGTATCCTGCCAGAAGTAAATTTATGGCTACAAGGAATGAACCTTCTTGTTAAAGATTGGAAAGAAGGATGGTCAACAATGGCTAAAGATCAGAAGTTGGCTCAGGCAGAGATTGAAAAAAATATGGTCGGATTGAGAATTCTTAGGATAGTGCCTGCATTTTATTTAATGGAAAAAGCAGTAGGTAGAGTGTATAAAAGCGATATCGAATTAACTGAATCTTTACTTCAAGCAGATAAAGCAATGAAAACATTAGATAGAACTACTGAAGAGTTGTCAACAGGTCTTGATAGAATTTCTAAAATGGATGTAGTAGCCACTCCTATAGATTTAGATGTTAATACAGGTGTAACTAAAGAGATTTCTGAGGAGCAGAAAAAAGCAGGATTAGCAATAACACAGTTATTTAAAGAATTAGAAAAAGAAAAGGAATTGATCGGTTTAACTAATGAAGAAAGAGAAAGAGCTGCTAAATTATTAGAATTTGAAACTCAAGCAAAAATATTATCAAAGGAAAAATCAGCAGAATTAGTAGAGATGTATAAAGGAGAGTTGGAAGCTTTACAACAAGCGTATGATTTACAAGAATTTTCTGAGAAAATTGGCGAAGGTTTGAGCAATTTAATAAGATCACCTTTAACTGCTTTGTTAGATGAGACTCGCGATATAGGCGATGTTCTTGAAGCTGAATTAAGAAATTTAGGTATTAGCATTCTTGAATCTATGTATGAAGAAATGATAACTCAACCATTAAAAGAATCATTAATGAAGGCTTTAAATCCTGTTATGGATGCAGCTACTAATTTACTTTCGAGTTTATTATCTGGAATTGCTGGTGGTATAGCTTCTGGAATTGGTGGAATGATAGGGTCGGCTTTTTTAGGTGGTGCTGAAAAAGGTAGAGTTATTAGCAACGGTTCTTTTACTGCTTTTGATAAAGGTGGTATAATAAATAAGCCAACAATATTTCCTATGTCTAATGGGGGTATAGGTTTGGCAGGTGAAAGAGATAAAGAAGCTATTATGCCTCTGAATAGAGATGCGAGTGGGAGATTAGGAGTTATATCTGAAAATAAAGAATCGTCAAAAACTCCTTTAAAAATAATAAATGTTGTTGATCAATCTATGTTTAATGAATATTTAGGTTCTGGAAATGGAGAAAGGCGGGTAATAAATATACTACGACGTAACAGTAACATAATCAAAGAAATTGCCGGTGATTAAACGAAGACTGTGTAGTCTTCATAATTTTACTCTTTTCATGAAAGGGGAAGCTTATGGGAAGTTTTTCAGATTATTTAGAAAATGCTTTATTGGATCACGTGTTTGGTACAGGCGAGGGCAAATCATTGAGTTATACTCAACCTGATAAATATATTGCTCTTTGTACCGTAGCTGTGACTGATACTGCGGATGGTAGTTCAATTACTGAGCCGAGTAGTCCTTCTTATGCTCGTAAAGTAATGGCAACTTGGGACGCTGCTGTATCTGGTGCGACTGAGAATACTAATGATATTTTATTCGCACAAGCTACTGCAAGTTGGGGAACAATTCTTGACTTTGCTATTTGTGATGCTATTACTGCTGGTAATGTTCTTGCTTATGGTTCTTTGACTATTAGCAAAAGTGTAGCAAGCGGTGATACTCCGAAATTTGCTACAGGTGATTTAGACATTACATTAACGTAAAATTAATTTATTGTAAAATTCCGGCGGCGATGGGTCGGGTGTTGGAGGATAGATATGGAAACTAAAAAAGTTTATTTAGCCATTCTTAATAATGGTCCTTTAAGAAGAGAGATGATGGCTACAGTAATTCCGGCGATGCAAAATACAAAAGGCGTTAAACTTGTTTGGGAAAATCCTAATAGAACTTGGGCTAATCCAATTTCGAGTAATAGAAATAAAATAGTTAAGAGATTTTTGGAAACTAATTGTGATTTTCTCTTAATGATAGATGATGACGTAGTTCCATTACATAATCCGTGTGAATTAGTTTTTGCTGATCGTGATATAATTGGTTGTCCTGCTTTAGTCCGTGCTTCAGGCCAAACTATGGTTTGGACTGCTTATATTCCGCATTCAAGTGGTAATGGTTATTCAGCAGTTGATTTAGATTCTTTTGATGATATGTTTGATTTACTTGAAGTTGCTATAGTTGGGACTGGTTGTATTTTAATAAAAAGAAAAGTATTAGAAAATATAAAGGCTCCGTTTCATCCAGAATTTGATGAAGACGGTATAATGACTCATGGGACTGATTTTGCCTTTTGTAGAAGAGCTACTAATTCTAATTTCAAAGTTTATACCACAACTCATCGTAGATGTGAACATTTTAAAACAACTGGTTTTAATGACATGGATGCTTGGGATAGTATAAATTATTTTTGCAGAGATAATACTGTTTATAATATTCCTTGGGGTGAATATAGTATAACTCAGAAAGATTGGAAATTTATTAAAGAATATTTAAAAGAATTAAAACCTAAAAAGATTTTAGAATTTGGATGTGGATTATCTTCTTTGCTTTTATCTGAGTTTTGTGAAGTTATTAGTTATGAGACTGATGAAGAATGGAAAGATAAAATTGAGTCAAAATGCACAGCTAAAAATAAATTAGAAATAAGACTTTGGGATGGTGTTAATTTCCCAAAAGAATTAATCAATGGTGATGCTAAACAAGGAGTGAAATTACTTTGTTTTGATTTAGTTTTTGTTGATGGCCCAAAAGAAAGATTGAAAGGTGGAGTTGGTAGAAATAGTTCAATTTATATAGCTTCAAAAATTTCAAATCACGTTATCATACATGATGCTGGAAGACATGAGGAAGAACAATATCAAAGAGCACATCTTAGAAGTATTTTTAAATTAACTAATAAAAGTGGTAATCATCTTACAAGATGTCATTATTGGGAGCGACGACCTAAACCTGTTACTTTAGAAGATGTAAAAAATGCCGGACGCTAATACAAAATTATTACTCCATTTTAATGGTTCTGATGGGGATACATCAACGGTTGATAGTTCTGATTCTGCTCACCCTATCACTTTCCATGGTAGTGCTGAGTTAGATGTAGATCAAAATAAATTTGGTTCGGCATCTTTATTAATCCCTAATACTACTAATGATGGAATTTCTACTTTAGATTCAGATGATTGGGCTTTTGGTACTGATGAATTTACTATTGATTTCTGGGTAAGATTTGCTGCGGGTCACAATGACGATAACCACTGTTTTATTTCTCAATATCAAAACAGCACTAACCGATGGGAATTTTTTAGATTTACATCAACAGATAAATTACAATTCTATTGGGTACAAGGGGGCACAGAAAGATGTAAAGCTTATTGTACTTGGACTCCTTCGGCGGAAACTTGGTATCATATTATGGTATCGCGTTCGGGGTCAAATATCTATATATTCATTAACGGAGTATCGCAGTCATTAACAGTTGATACTGCTCCTGCTGATTTAGTTGGAATTTCTGGTAATTTATATATTGGCTGTTATTCTACTCTTGTGAATGGCATAGTTGGGCATATAGAAGAATTTAGAATATCTGATGTATGCAGAGAGACGAGTAATTTTACTCCTCCGTCAGAAGAATATTGGGTTGATTATTGTGTTGGGGTTGTTTCATCATTATCTTCTGTAACAGGTTCTTTAACTGTTATTGTTGATCAAATTTACGGTTCTTTAGTTTCGGCTTCTGTAATAACAGGTTCTTTAAAAGTAGCAACTCAATTAATTGGCTCTTTTGTTGGATCTTCGAGTTTAGCAGGCTATTTAAAAGTAAATACTAAGCTTATTGGATCTTCTGTTGGATCTTCGAGTTTAGCAGGCTCTTTAAAAGTAGATACTAAGCTTATTGGCTCTTCTGTTGGATCTTCGAGTTTAGTAGGTTCTTTAAAAGTAGATACTAAGCTTGTTGGCTCTTCTATTGGATCTTCAAGTTTAGCAGGTTCTTTAAATGTAGCAACTAAGTTTATCAGTTCTATTGGTTCTACCTCTGGAATAACAGCTTCTTTAAATGTAGTAACTAAATTAATTGGTTATTCTGTTGGAGTTTCAAATTTAACAGGTTCTTTAAAAGTAGATACTAAGCTTATCGGTTCTTTAGTCTCAGCTTCAAGTCTAACAGGTTCTTTAATTATTGGACAAACATCAGAATTAATCGGGTATTCTGTTGGAGTTTCAAATTTAACAGGTTCTTTAAAAGTAGCAACTCAATTAATTGGCTATTCTGTTGGAACTTTAAATCTAATAGGTTCTTTAAAAGTAGCAACTAAATTAGTTGGTGATTCTGTAGAGACTTCAAGTTTAACAGGTTCTTTAACTATAGTAACTAAATTAATTGGCTATTGTGTTGGATCTTCGAGTCTAATAGGTTATTTAAAAGTAGATACTAAGCTTATTGGTTCTTTAGTTTCAGCTTCGAATTTAATAGGCTCTTTAACTATTGGGCAAATATTAGAATTTGCAGGCTTTTCTACCGGAATTTCAAATTTAACAGGTTCTTTAAAAGTAGATATTAAATTAATTGGGACTTCTGTAGAGACTTCAAGTTTAACAGGTTCTTTAATAATTAGTATAGAATTAGGAAGTTTTATTGCGGAATGCTCTGCCAGTTCTGCTTCTTTAGGTGTAATTGAAGTACTGACTAAATTAATTGGAGAAATTTCTTCTACGTCAAGTTTATCTGGTTTTATAAATATATTTAAAATACTGTATATTGATGGTGCAGCCGCTTGTATATCAGAATTGACAGGAGAATTAATTCCCTATTTTGATGGAAGACATGATTGTACTCCAAGCAGCTCGATTAATGGTTACATAGAATTGTCACAAGAGTTTTATGGTTTAATTAACGGAGAATCGAATTTATATGGGTTTCCAAACGCAGTTAAATTAGATGGTGCTGTATATGGTGAATGTTTTTCTTATGGTTTTATTAATATAGAATTATCTTTATCAGGCATTATATCAGGTGAGAATTTTAATAGTGCTGCTTTATTATTAATACCAGATTTCAATGCTGCTGTTTTATTTTGGAGGCCACAAGCAAATATTGTAGAAACTTTAGAATGGAAAACAAGTATATTAAAATCTCATAATGGAACAGAACAAAGAATAAAGATAAGAAAATCACCAAGACAATATTTCAAACTTAAATTAATTTTAAATAATGATAAAATTAATACTCAATTTGATTCAGTTATCCATGCTTGGCAAAAAGAAAATTGGTTGATACCTATTTGGACTGAATTTGTAAGGCATACTGAAGATATTAATGCTCATGATTTTGAAATAAATGTAGATACTACTTTTGCTGATTTTAGGGATAGTAATAAAGCTATGATATGGCAATCTCAAGATAATTGGGAAGTTGTTTCTGTTACTACTAAAACAAATGATAAGTTGAATTTAGATTATTCTGTTTTGAGCAATTATTCAGGTGAAAAATTTATAATACCAGTTAGAACTGCTTATGTTACTTCTTATAGTAGGAAGGAAAAACAAAATTCCCCTATATCTATAGTTGAATTAGTTTTTTCTGTTTATGATAATATTAATATAATTGATTATGAAATTGAAAATAGTTATGATAGTTTTGATTTATTGACTATTCCTGCATTTATGAATAATACTCATGAAGAAATAAGTGATGGTGATATATTATTGATGGATTTTAAAACTGGTATTTTTAAAGTGGATAGTAATACTGATTTTAATATAGTGACTCAAAATCATATTTTCTTTAATGATTCAAAACAGAGTTGTTGGAAATTTAGACAATTTTTGCATTATTTATGTGGGAGACAAAAATCAGTTTTAATTCCAACTTTTAGAGATGATATTATACAAGCCAATAGTATTGAATTTGATGATTCTTTTGTTGAAATAGAAAATATAAAATTAGCTGAAAATATGGGATTTAATAAACTAAGAAAATATATTGGTTTTTATTTTAACAATGGTAATTTAATAATAAGGAAAATAGAAAATATTGAAGAGCTTAATGATGAAAAAGAAAAAATAACTTTTAATTATATTTTAGGTAATGACGCTCCAATAGAAGTTGGTGATTGTAAAATTTGTTTTGTTGATAAATGTAGATTAAGTTCTGATAGAGTTGAAATAAAATGGCCTAATGCCCATAGAAATGAATGTGAAACTAATTTTGTGAGGGTGATTTAATGGCTATAAAAGAATTGATTAGCATATCATCAACTCAATCTAATATTAATGGGTTTATTAATGTTCAGAATGGTTTTAATGCTATTTCTTTTACAGTTTCATTTATATCTTCTTCATTAATTGTAGATGGTTATTTATTTAGTGAACAAAGTATAGAATGTGGTCAACCAGACGAATTATATTTATTTACTAATCTTTATAATTCAGATTGGTGGTCTTTTACCAGTAGTAGCGATAATATTACTTATGATGGTAAACCTTATATAGCTTCTTTAATTCGTAGAAATAATATAAAATTAGATTCAAATTCATTAAAAACCCAATTAGAAATAGAAGTTGATTTATCTAATAATTTTGTTAGGAATTTCATTAGCGATACTGTTGAAGGGGTTATAAAATTAACAATTTATAGAGGTCATAATAATAGTAATTATATTACTTATTGGGTTGGGTATGTAAATGGTATTAAATTTAAACCAAATTCAGCTATAATTTTAGCCAGTTTAAAAATCAGTAGTTTAAAAAGATTTGGTTTAATGAGGAAATACCAAAGAAATTGCGGGTTACCTTTATATTCTACGTGGTGTACTATAGATAAAAATAATTATAAAGTTGATGGGGTTATTTCTATAATATCTGGAAATACTATCACTGCTGATATTTTTTCATCTAAAGATGATGGTTGGTTTTTAGGTGGAAAATTTGAAACTTCTAATTGTTTGCAAAAAATAACTTATCATGTTGGTAATGTTATAAAATTAAGTAGGGCTGTTTCTGTCTTATCAGTTGGAGAATCTTTTAGTGCTTATGCTGGTTGTGATCATGCTAAAAGCACTTGTAAAGATAAATTTAGCAATAAATTAAATTTTGGTGGACATCCTTATTTACCTAATAAAAATCCTTTTTATGGAGATCCTATAGCGTGATTTTTAAATATAAAAATTCTATATTAAGAACTATTTTAATACAAATTTGTGCTTGTATTATTTTCTTTATCCCAAATAATAAATTTAAATTATTTGAGATAGAATTTCCAGAAAATGTTGAATTTGGTTTTTGGACTTTTCTAATAAAACTTGCTATAATGGTTGCTTTGGCTTATGTTTTACAGCCTAAACCAAAATCACCGCAAAAACCAAGACCAGTTGGTTTAGAAAATTTTGACATTCCGACTGCAGAAGAAGGTAGACCAATACAAGTACTTTTCGGAAAAAAATATATAACCGGCCCTAATGTGGTTTGGTATGGTCATTTGAAATCTGTTCAAGTTTGGGGTTAATAATGAATATAAAAAGAATTGAAAATATAGATATTATAAAATCACTTTATCCATTATTTATTGAAGATGGAGCTTACACCAAAGATATAATAGCAAAAGAATTGTACCAGATTATGACTTATACTCCAAAAGATGTTTTTATAGGGGTTATCTTTAATGATAATAATGACATTATTGGTTTTGGCGTAGCTTGGAGGCCAGATGATAGAGAATATATTGAATTAACACAAGCTTGGATGCACCCAAAATGTAAGAGAAAATTTGGTTTAAAAGTTATAGAAATGATAAAAAAATGGGCGATAAAAGAATTTAATATACATGAAATTAGAATTGATACCAATAGAAATCCAAAAGCAATTAAAAGAGTTTGGGGTTTTACAATCCATTCTTATATAATGAATTGTAAATTTTAATATGTTTGATATTATTAATACAAAGTTTAACAACACTATAAAAATTGAACGAAATGGGTATGAATTTCAAGTCGGTAAAAATCCGTTTTGTAGATTTAGATATAAAGGTAAGAAAAAACAAGTAATAGGATATAGATATCATTTAGGGATGCACTTAATAGCTGGCCATGCTCATATGGGTGCTGTAGAGGGAGTAAAAGTTGGTGAGAAGGTTGTTTGGGAACCAAGTGATATTTTAAAAGATTCTCATTCTACAATTATGACTTCTTTAGTTGTAGGGATAAACACATGGTATGCTCAAACTTTTACTATTTCATCAAGTTACACTATAACATCATTATCTTTAATGATGAATCGTGTAAATGGTAGTCAACCCGGAACGATAACAGTTTCTATTAGAGCTACTGATATTTATGGGCGTCCTACAGGAGAAGATTTATGTTATGGCACAACTAATGGAAATACTTTACCAGAAATTGATTTTTTATCACAATCTGAATGGAGAGAGATTCAAATATTAGTGCCTATTATTTTACAATCCGGTTTAAAATATGCTGTTTGTGTAAGATGTGAAGCATTACACGCTTTGAGATGGATTTGTAGTTATGGTAATTTATATTCTGGTGGTGATGCAGAAAAATCAATTGATGGAGGAGAGACTTGGCCTGAATATGGGACTGGTGAAGATTTTACTTTTAAAATTTATAGTAAGCAAGGCACAGCTCCAAATTGTTCGATTTATATAAACAAACCTAATATTTTTGGTGGGGATAGAAAAGAAGGTGGTGTTCAGGGGAATGTTAATTTGAATTTTGGTGACATTACCCAATCACAAGATTCTTATCTTTTGGCTCGACTTGGAAATGATATACCTGCTTTCAGAGGAGTTTTTGCAGCAGTTTTAAGACAAGTTTATTTAGGTACTACTCCCTATTTAAAACCTTGGAGTTTTTTATGTAAGAGAGTTTCAAGATTGGTAAATGGAGATGATCAATGGTATCGAAATAAGGCTGTAATAAATCCAAGAGCATCTAATGGTGATGATCTTAATGGGATACATATAATAAGAGAATGCCTCACTGATAGAGAATGGGGTTTAGGTTTTGATTCTTCAACTGAAATTGGTTCTTCTTTCGAAGATTGTGCTGATACTTTATTTGAAGAAGAGTTTGGTTTGTCCTTATTATGGGATCAAGTTATGCCATTAGAAGAGTTTATAAATGATATTCTTGATTGTATAGCAGGAGTTCTTTATCAAGACTTATCTACTGGTAAATGGGAAGTTGGCTTAATCAGAGATAATTATAATTTAGATGATTTAGAAGTATTCAATGAAGATGATATTATTGAAATAGAAGAATTTACAAGACCTACTTATGGTGAGATAATAAATCAAGTTGTTGTAAATTGGTGGGATAAGATAAATAATAAGACACGTTCAGCAATAGCTCGTGATAATTCTTTAATAGAAAAACAAGGTAATACAATAAATGAAACGATTTTAAATTTTCAAGGAATTTGTAATGCAAGTCTGGCTAATAAAGTTGCAGAAAGAGAATTAAATATAGTAACCGCAATGTTGGCTGGACTTAGATTAAGATGCACAAGAAAAATGTCCCATTTAAAACCAAACGATGTTTTTAAATTAACTTGGTCTAAATTGGGATTAGTCCAGATGGTTGTTAGAATATTAGACATTGATTATGGTAGTTTAGAAAATAATGAGATAGTGATGAATTGTGTTGAAGATTCTTTCGCTGCTCCTTATACTATTTATGCAGATTCCCCAGATACTTTATGGACTTCTCCAGTTAGTGATCCAACGGATGTTGTTAATGTTAGAATACTTGAGATACCTTATTATACTTTAGTAAATGATTTGTTTGGTTCAATTAATTTAGTCGCTGCATTAAATGATGATAATGGATTTCTTTTTGTTTTAGCAGAAAGACCTACAAGTGATCATTTAGATTTTGATTTATTAGTAAGATTTGATGAAGGTTATGATTTTAAAAATATTGGCACAAGAACTTTTGTAGCTACTGGGGTTTTGACAAATGATTTAGTTATGAATTGTGAAGATACAACCATAGATCTTAGTGAAGCAAATGATCTTGATTTAGTTGGAATAAATAGCATAGCTGTTTTAAATAATGAAATTATAAAAATTCTTTCTATAGATACAGATAATAATCAAATAGAAATAGCAAGAGGGGTTTTAGATACAACTCCAAAAGCTCATTTAAGTGGTGATAGGATATATTTTGTAAATGAAGATTATGCTGAAATAGACATAGAATATTTAAGTGGTAATAATCCTGATGCAAGGCTTTTAACGAGAACCGGTAATGGTATTTTAGATGAAGTAGATGCGACGATTATTACATCACCTGTTTTAGGCAGTAGAATGATAAGACCATATCCTCCGGGGAATTTGAAATTTAATGGGGAAAGTTTCCCGTCTTTCTTTTCTTCTACAGAAAATTCAAAATTAACAATAAGTTGGAATCATAGAGATAGAACTGATTATGAACAGCTTCAAAAATTAATAGAGCATAGTGATAGTATAGATTATGGGCCGGAAGCTGGCACTACATACACGATAAAAATTTATGATGAAAATAATAATCTTGTAAGAACTGCATCTGGTGTATCAGGTAAATCATACGATTATACTGAGGCTTTTGAACTTTCTGATTGTGGATCTTTACAGACTCAATTAAGATTTGTTATTTATTCTGTTCGTGATGGTTACAATTCTTGGGGAGATGGTTATGATATAACAATTCGTAGAGCTTTTAGAGCTGAAGTTAATGCTGTATGTAGTGTAACAGGAGAATTAATTCCTTATTTTGATGGAAGACATGATTGTACTCCGAATAGTTCTGTTAATGGCCATATAGAATTGTCACAAGAATTGTATGGTTTAATTAGTGGGGAATCGAATTTATATGGGTTTGTATCAGGAATGGTTAAGAACTTAAACAGTTCAGTAAGTTCGAATAGTTCTATTAGTGGTTCTTTAACTATTCCTATCATTGAATCATTAAAGATTCATTATAATGAAGATGATGGAGCATCGGAAGATGGAGAAGCTGGTATTTATACTACTCGTTGGGAAGGGCAGACTTTTATTCCAAATGAATCTTTTACAATAACTTCATTAAAAATTATGTTGTCTGCTGATTCAGACGCATCTGGTAAAACTGCAACTATTTCAATTAGAGCCACAAGTGGAGGTCTCCCGATTGGAGATGATTTGTGTAGTGGAACTTTAGATGGTAATTTAATCGGTATAGGTAATAAAAACAGGTCTTGGCATGAAATAGATTTTGGAGAAGGTTGTTTATTAAATAATGGTGTCCAATATGTTATTTGTTGTAGAAGCGATGAAATTTCTGCTAATATAATGATGTGGGTGGATTTAACAAGTCCTATATATACAGACGGAACAAGAGTTTATTCTAATAATTCAGGAGTTGATTGGAGTTCTGTTTCTGGTAATGACTTTTTATTCGAAATCTATGGCGGGTAATCAGCAAAATCAGTAAAAACCTAAATAAACCCTAAAACCGCCTAAAAGCGGCTCCGCTGCTGGCCGTATAAGGGCTTAAAAGCTAATTTAGGTGCTATTATACCCCCATAAGCCCATATAGAGCCAACTGGGACTCCTTGTAACTATAGTATTTATAAGGTTTTCTTTATAAGTGCTTTATTTATAAGCACTTATAAATATTATTTTTTATTTGCTTTTTATTAAAAATAAGTTATACTTTATATAGTTATTTGGAGGGTATAAAAATGATTAGACAATATTACGAAAAATGGTTAGTTTTTACAATAAATAAGAAAAAGATACTATTTCTTTCTATTTGTTCGTATATCGCACTTTGTTAATCAATCACATTTCCTTTGTCTATTTAGGCCCTATAATGTTTTATATTATAGGGCCTAAATTTTTTCTTAAAATTGTTATTTTTCACTTGTTTATTCTTATTTATATGTTATACTTTATGTATAACAATTTTATTGTTAAATTGAAAGGGTTTGTATGAATGCTCTTGCAATATTCCAAATGATGATTTTGTTGTATTGTTTAGGATTAAGGAGAGCAGAGAAAAAAGAGGTAAAATTAACCAAAAAGAAAATTGATGAATATTTGGAGGAATCAGGAAGAACAGGTTGTTGCTTATTTATATAAATTTTTAATACTGCTCAGTGCCGATTATAATTCATTCCACCACTGAGCAGACTTAAAAATTTATTAAAATTATTCGGGGAGTGAAAATGAAAGTAAGAGAAATAATAGAACAATTAGCAAAGTGTGATTGGGACGCTGAAGTAAGAATGAGCACAAACCCACATCACCATAGATGTAACCTTCATTTTGAAGAATCAGAAAAAATTAATTCAATTACTTCTTTTCGACATAAACAAAAGCCAGTAGTAACAATAAACACAAGATCAATCAGACCAGTCGGTTAAGTAGTAAACCGGAATTACTGGCCGAATGTGGAGTCTATATTACCCAGAAATGGTAGTGATAATTAGTGATTTTGAAGCAATCGGCCAGACCTTCAGGTTTATTAAAATTATTTGAGGAGAGTGAAAATGACATTTAGTGAATATCGCTCAAAAGCTCTAAATTATTTGTGGCAGGAATTTGAGAAAAATATCATGAAATTTCTATAAGATGGATAACAGGACATAAAAGGTTTTCAATTCATCATGTTGATGATGTTTGTGCTCAAAGCTGGAAAGATGACATACCTGTTATTACCGGTAATCCTAATTCACCTTCTTGTGTTAAATATTTAATGAATTATATTGAAATTGATATATTATCTTTATGTTAAAGATACTTCTACTAACAACAATATTAGCAAGGCCGATGGAAGTGACTGCATATTGTCCATGTGAAAAGTGTTGTGGACAATATGCAGATGGGATAACGGCTTCTGGCTATGTAATACAACAAGGAGATAGGTTCGTTGCTGCTCCAAAGAATTTCAAATTTGGTGTAAAAATGATTATACCAAATTATGGCGTTGTAGAAGTAAAAGATAGAGGTGGAGCAATAAAAGGCAATAAACTTGATGTTTATTTTGATACCCATGAACAAGCTTTACAATGGGGAAGGCAAAACCTAATTGTTTATGTTTTAGAGAAATAAGCCTATGCACATGACAAATTTACAAGCTGTTATTTTATTGGTTTTGGTTATTGGTTTACCTATTTTGTGTAATAAATTTAGGAGGTGAAATGAACAAAAAACTTATAAGTAAGATATATAATCAAGTACAAAGAGCTTATTGGGCAAACCATAATTATTGTGGCAGTGATTTTAATCTTCAAAATTGTGATGGTTGTTGCACTTATGAATTTTGTAAAGAAGATGCTGAAATAATGGAAGAATTAAATAGTTTATCGGAAAATTAAAATGTGGATGATAGTGGATGATTGTAGAGATTATGGTTGTGATTTAATAGTTCGTAGAATTGATGCTGCTAAGAAGATATTACCTTTAATTCATAATGAAATAGAGGTTTTAGTTTTGAACCATGATTTAGGCCAAAAAGAAACTGGTTATGATTTAGCTGTTTGGGCTTTAGAAAACAATTGTCTACCAAATAAAGTTCAGGTTTGTTCAATGAATCCAGTAGGTAAAGGAAATATTTGTAGTTTATTAATACAGAATAATTATAAAGAAAAAGATAAATGGTGGGAGAAGTGTAATGACTGAAGAAAAAATAGTTAGTAGATATTGTTTGGAATGTTTGCAGTTTACTACCAAACAATGTAATGGAAAATCACAAGAAGAGATTTTTGAAATTTATTGGGGAACAAAAAGAATAAGAGGATTAGTTAGTGGTTTAAATTTTTGTAAACATTATATATTCGATGAACGACTTTATGAATTTCCTGATGGTAGTGTTGAAGCGGATACTTTTGAAAACGCTGTTGAAAGAGGCCGCCAAACAAAAATTAAACAAGAGACTGAAGAATTAATTGATGATTTTGATTTAGCTATGAATTTAAGTAGTGATGATTTTAAGGATTTGGTTTAAGGGGATGAAGATGTGGTATTGTATCGATTGTAAAAACCAATTTGAAAATTCTGATATTGGGATAACTTGCCCATTTTGTGGAAGTGATAATATAACTGGAAATGAATATTTTGAAGATAAAATGTTTGGTATTTCTAAGCAAGGTATTGATGCTGGCTCAGATGATTTAATTGATACTACGATTCATCAAAATTGTAAATGTCAGCCAGAAATACCATTATTAAAAGAAACTGAAACTTTAAGTTTTCATGATTTAGATTGTAATCGTGATTTGTTTATTAAAGATATTTGTGGTGAGTGTGAAAAATTAGGTGCTTCTGGTTGTTTTAATTGTTTTAAAAGTTTTGAGGGTTTATTTATACGAACTTTTATGGATGAAAGTTTTGTACCAGATAATTGGTATGAAATAGTAAATAGTAAATAGTAAATGTTATGAAAGGGTAAAAATGAGAGAATATCAAAAATTCATATTAAATCCAATTGTTTCTCAAAAGGATATTTTACAACAACTCCAAGAAAAAATAAGTAAACAAAAAATGAAAACAAAAATTGTCAGACAAATATACGAAGATATTGTACTTGAAGTTCCTGAAAATGAATTAAAAGAAATCCAAAGAATTATAGCATCGATAGTACCAACAAAAATGTCTGATCTCTCAAAAATTATAAATGTAAAAAGAAATTATACAAGATCAATAACGACAATAATCAGAAATTCAATAAAAGAAGTATTATTTTGTTTAGATAAATGCTCAGTAAAAAAGAAGGAAAGTGGCTGTCAATAATATTTTGATTTTATATATATATATATAAGATTCTGTTTATTTAAGTTAGTATAGTAAATAGTAAATAGTATGGATAAAAAAGAATTAAAAATACCTGCATTTCCTGTTCTTGAACCATTGTCTAAAGCTACAGAAACAACTCTTTCTCCTATTAAATTTTTAAATTCTGATTTTTTGGAGATTGATGTTGATGATAGTAAAGATCATTTTATTGTTCAAGCTGTTTGCTTAAAAAAATGTCCAAATAATATTCTTCCTAATGATGAAATTATTTATGTTAATACTCCAGATGGAGCTTTTTATAAAGATTCGGCTTATTATAACTATCCAAGTAGTAATGCTACGTCTAATTGGGTTAGACGTATTCCTGAACGATCTCAAAAAGGTTATGGAAAATGGAGATTAGCTGGTACTGATTTTACTGCTTTAGTTATTCACCATGTTTGGCCGTATCATAAATTGATATTTAAATCTGAAGAAGCTATGCTTCTTTATACTTTCTTATTAAAGCGATTCTATGCTCAATCAAAAAATGCTACAATAGCCGCTGAATGGAATTTGACTAAACAAGTGCCTAAAATGCCAGAAGATTTTATTGAGCATACTGAAAGGCCTTTGACTGATTATCAAAAAGTAGCTCTTCTTATTAGTTTACATAATACTTCATACAGTCTGTTCATGGAACAAGGTACTGGCAAAACTCCTATTGTAATAAATAAAATTTGTTTAGAAGGAGCAAGAAAAAGAGCTAAGAAAAAAGAAATGTATCGTGCTTTAATTATATGCCCACCTCAAGTAAGATTAAATTGGGAACGTGAATTCGTGCGTTTTGCAACTGTTCCCGGAAAAACTTGTGTGTTAAGAGGAGGGAAGGTATCTAAGATACGCAGTCTTATTGACAGTATTCGTTCAGAAGATGATTGTGCTTGGTCAGCTTGTATTATTTCTATTGATTCTGTTGATTCAATTTGGGATGCTTTGAAAAAAATGAAATGGGATTGTGTAGGAATTGATGAGAGTCACAAAATTAAAAACCATAATACAAATAGATTTAAAAGTTTAATGAGGATTGATTTTTTTCATACTGATTCTAAAATTATTCTTACAGGAACTCCTATAACTAATTCTATTTTTGATTTGTGGGCACAATTTCAATGGCTCGGTAATGGATTATCAGGTTTTTCAACTTTTACAAATTTTAAATCTTTTCATGGTAAATGGAAAAATGTTCTAAAAGGGGGTACTGGTGTAGCAAAACTTGTAGGATTTAAAAATATACCTTTGATACAAGAACGTCTTGCAAGATTAGCATTTTTGCTCCGTAAAAAAGATGCTGGCTTAAATTTGCCTGAAAAGGTTTATGATATTTATGAAGTTGCTATGATCACTCAACAAG